TTCTAAAAAAGAATGCTCCGCATATTAAATGGATACTATCTTATTCGGATGGTACTCAATGCGGAGATGGCACAATATACCGTGCAAGTGGATTTGCTCTTACTGGAATAAAAGAGAATAAAACTATATTAAATTGGAATGGCAGGATAATAGCTGACAAAACCTTAAATAATTCAAACTACAAGAAACTTGGCTTTAGTGCATCTGCTGCAAAGAAGGATGGCGCAACACCTCTAAATGGTTATCAGTTAAGATATATCTACTTAATTGACAAGGCCTGCAAAATAAATTCACCAATTATACCATTTAGCAAAATAGATGAGTTGGGCGCAGGTATGTATAAGGGGCAAAAAATAACCCTCCAAGAGAGGAGGGCTACTTTGAGCGAGGAGGTCGATTCGAACGCCACTTCTTAATTGGAGTATTAAGCGTGCAACCATTACACTTTCCTCGCAGGTGAAACAAATATAAAACAAAGATATGTTATGGACAAAACTGAACAGCATAAAAAGGCAATGCTCGATGCATTGGAAAAATCCCTCGGAGTTGTAACCTCGGCTTGCAAGACGGTAGGCATTGGGAGAACTACGCATTACCTTTGGATGGATAGCGACCCTGAATACAAAGCAGCAGTCGATTCATTATCAGACGTTGCCCTTGACTTTGCGGAAAGCCAGTTGCACAAACAAATTAAAGATGGCAATTCAACCGCTACTATTTTCTTTCTTAAAACCAAAGGAAAGAAACGGGGTTATGTAGAACGGCAGGAGTTGGACGTATCTACAGGCAAGATGTTCCAAATAGAAGTTCTTGGCAACGATACAGACCAATAAGGTATTTAACCACCTAATCAAAAGCGATAAGCGTATTATCGTTGAGCAAGGCGGTACACGGAGTGGGAAAACTTACAATATCCTGCTCTGGCTTATTTTCTATTACACCGAACGCAATACAGCCAAGACCATAACCATTTGCCGTAAGTCATTCCCTTCCCTTCGAGCATCGGTTATGCGGGACTTCTTCGATATCTTACGTGCCCACGACCTGTACCGGGAGGACTACCATAACAAGTCCAGTCACGAGTACCACTTGAACGGTAACCTTGTTGAGTTTATTTCCCTTGACCAACCGCAGAAGATTCGGGGACGTAAACGGAACCTGCTTTACATTAACGAGGCAAACGAATTGTTTTACGAAGATTGGCAGCAGCTTATCTTTCGTACCGATGGGCGTATTATTCTTGACTACAACCCTTCCGAATCTTTCCATTGGATTTACGATAGGGTAATACCCCGTGAGGATTGCGACTTTTACCAAACCACCTACCGGGATAACCCGTTCTTAGACCAACAGATTAAGAAAGAAATCGAACGGTTAAAAGAAACAGACGAAGACTATTGGCGTATCTACGGCCTTGGTGAACGTGGTATGAGTCGTGCCACAATCTTTCAATTCGGAACATCTGAAATCCCACAAGAAGCAAAACTTATTAGTTATGGACTTGACTTTGGTTACACCAACGACCCCAGCGCACTTGTGGCAGTCTACACACACGGGGATAACCTTTACCTGGATGAGTTGCTCTACCGTACCGGGATGACCAACCGTGACCTCCACCACCACCTGCAATCGTTAGGCCTTGACCGCAGGGATGAAATCTTTGCGGATAGTGCCGAACCTAAATCCATTGAAGAGCTGCACCGATTCGGTTGGAACATTAAACCAACTGCCAAAGGGCAGGATTCGATTAACGCAGGTATTGATATCCTGAAGCGGCACAAGATATTTGCTACCCCACGGAGCAACAATCTAATCAAAGAACTTCAGAACTACAAATGGACGGAGGACAAGAACGGCAACTTGCTTAATAAACCTATTAGCGTGATGGACCACGCATTGGATGCGAGCAGGTATGCCGTCTATAATAAACTTTCTAAACCAAACTACGGTAGGTATTCTATCCGTTGAGTTATTTATCTATGGAACTTAAATTAGTAGTACCAACCTCGCTTGATGAAATCACGCTAGACCAATACCAGCGATTTGCTCGTATTGAGGGAGAAGGTGAGTTCAAGCAAATGAAGATGCTCGAAATCTTCTGCAATGTTCCATTCTCCGACCTGCCGAACGTCCGCCTGGTGGATGCCGTCAACGTCCTAAACACATTGGCTAAGACCCTATCCGAAAAGCCAGGTCTTACAAAGTTTATTGAATTGAACGGAACCAAGTACGGATTTATCCCTGCCTTAAATGAAATCTCGTTAGGTGAGTTCGTTGACTTGGATAGTTACATTTCAGATTGGGCAACAATGCATAAGGCAATGTCCGTATTGTACCGCCCAGTAACCAAAGAGAAAGGGGAACGCTACGATATTGAAGCGTACACGGCAACAGACGAGCGAGACGATATAATGAAAGAGATGCCCGCTTCGGTAGTGCTTGGAGCGCTGGTTTTTTTTTATCGTTTAGGGAACGTATTAGCAACACATACGTTGCGCTCTTTGGCCAAACAGCAGACAACCCCTACACCAGGGAAGCTCAATTCGGACAAAAGTGGGGATGGTATCAATCCATCTATGCACTTGCTTCTGGAGATGTCCTCAAATTTGGAGACGTTACTAAACTTCCCGTCCACCAAGCTCTAACATATTTGACGTTTGAAAAAGAAAAGAATGATATTGAATTAGCAATGATGAAAAGATGAGAAGTTTTTATTTAGCCACCCAAAAGATTAACGAATATCTATCCTCACATCCCTTGGTTAAGGTGGTGACCTTTGGCGATATATTTGATGTTGACCTGAACAAGCAGACCATATTCCCGTTGGCGCACATTATGGTTAACCAAGCAACATTCGCAGACCACGTAATACGATTTAACGTGTCGGTGCTATGTATGGATATCGTAGACGAAACAAAGCAGGATATCCGCAATCAGAATGAGCCGTTCTTTGGCGTGGACAATCAACAGGATATTTTGAATACGACTCTTGCTATTCTAAATGGATTGCAATCGCAGTTGCGTAGAGGCACGTTGTACACGGACAAATTTGAGATTGAAGGTGACATTATATGCGAGCCGTTTACGGAGCGATTTGAGAACCTACTTACCGGGTGGAACCTGACCTTTGATATGATTGTTCCCAATACCGAAATCTCTATCTGCTAATGCCACGCAAGGAACTTGTCCAAGCTGCATTAGAGCGATTTGCAAAGCGTGTAATTCAACAGGCGAGGCAGAACCTTACCAAGAAGAAAAAGAACAGTACAAAGGAGCTGTACAATTCTCTTGACTACGATTTGTCGGTTGGCCCAAACTCGTTCTCGCTTACGTTCTCAATGGAGGATTATGGCGAGTACCAGGACAAGGGCGTTAGTGGCGTAAAGCGCAAGTTCAACACCCCATACAAGTACACGAATAAGATGCCACCACCCAAGGCATTTGCTCAATGGGTAGTTCGTAAAGGTCTGGAGGGAGTACGGGATAAGAACGGACGTTTTGTACCACGCAAGAGTCTGCAATGGGCAATAGCAAAGTCGGTATACAACAACGGTATCAAACCGAGTTACTTTTTTAGTTCCCCATTCAAAATGAACTTTGCCAAACTACCGCCTGATATTGTGAAGGCATTTGAATTAACCCCGGAAGACTTCCAAGCATTTACACGTAAATAATGGCTATACCTGTTGCAACATTCCCGACCACGCCACAAATGGCAAGGTCACCTATTTTTATCACGTTGACCAAAGGTGCCGGAGGTACTGATGGCCTGATTAACGCTACGCTGACCCTGCGAATCTTTACAGGTGACCGGACAACAAGCCCAGCGATTGACTACACCTTGTTCAAGGATTCAATTAGCGATGCGCCTATTACGTTTGAAATCAGCGAGTTAATCCGTGAAAAGATTGCTTCGGTACTAAAAACTAGTACCACCAACACATACGAATTGTCTACGACCGAAGGCGTTTGGTGTAAGTTCTCGTTATCCTCAGAATACGTAAACGCAGGTACACCGGGTTCAGGTGTAATTCAAAGCAATCAATCGTTTCTTGTTACGGATGGATGGTTAACGTACCAAGAAGTATCAGGTGGAACAATCACAAGCGGACGGATGGTAACACCCCGCAGATTGTACGTTACGGACACGAGTTACGCCCTGCCTATTTACCTGCCGTCTCGGATGTATTTCTTTTACAGGAATGTTGGTGGCAGTTGGCAGGGTGTCGCTAACTACACCCCTGGAAATAATAGCAACACCAGAATCGTATATATCCCTTACGACAAGATTAATGCTCAGGCGTTCTTGGTTGCTGCTAGTTCTGCCGTAGTGCTAAATGATACGTTCGAGGTTGGATTTGGAACGGATGCTGTAACGCCACAATTCACCTACACGGTGGAATCAGTTTGCGAACCTAAGTACACCCCGGTACGTGTATCGTTCATCAACAAGTTTGGTGTCGTTGATTACCTGACTTGCTTCAAGGTATCTACTCGCTCAGGGTCATTCACGGCAGAGCAGTATATGCCACAAATCAACATATCAGCAACAACACCTCAGTCGCTTACGCAGACAATGCAGAAGCGTAGGTTTGACGTAAATAGTACAGAGGTAATTACATTGAACACGGGTTGGGTACAGGAGAACTACGATGACGTTATCCGTGAGCTGCTGATGAGCGAGAAGGTATCCATCAATTACGAAGGCGTGGAGTTCACGGTTAACCCGCAAGATTCGGGAGTAGATTACCAAAAGGAAATCAATCAGAAAATGATTAACTACACCTTGTCGTTTGAAATCGCTTGGGACATTCGTAACAACATCCGATGAGAAATAAGGTAACTTTATTTGTAGGTGACCAAGAACTTGATATGTTCGGGGATGAGGATATTACCATTAACCTATCCGTCCAAAACATCCAAGACATAAGCAAGGTCTTCACGGACTACACGCAAGGGTTCAGTGTTCCGGCATCACCCCGGAACAATTCTATCTTTGAGCATTACTACCGCACGGATATTGTCGGTGGTGCCGACTACCGATTACGTGCCGAGGGAAGCATTGAAATTAACGGGTTGGTGTTCCGCTATGGTTCGATAGAGTTAGAGGGCGTACAGATGCGTAAGAATGCGCCATACGCCTATGACATTACCTTTTACGGGTTGCTTGTAAACCTTACCGACCTTTTCGGGGAGGATTATTTGTACGACCTTGACCTTTCGGCATACAATCATACCTATGACCAAGAAACGATTCACTCAGGGCTAACTTCTAATGCACTTGCCCCGGTAATCTACCCACTAATTACCCCGCAGGATGTTTGGTTATATGAAAGCGATAACACCAATAATGACCCGAACAACATTTATTGGCATAATCAAAACCAACAACACGGAGTTCAATACTATAATCTAAAACCAGCTATCCCGGTAGACCGCATCTTTAATGCTATTGCCACCAAGTACGGGGTATCTTTCAATATCACCAACATCGGTGACTTTGAGAAGTTGTATATGTGGTGCCACCGGTACGCTGGCTATATGTACAAGGACTTACCCAATGCTATGCCTTGGGTTCAAATAACATTTGCAAGCACTGGAACCCCGTCTGTATTTAACACATCTACCGGAATTTGGACAGTTGATGACACTTATGTATATAACTATACCATCGTTATTCAAAACGCAACAGTTGACTATGAGGTAGCCGTATTTGTTAACGGAGAATTATTTCAAGCTTATTCAATACCAGCTCACCCGGCCGGGACTATTGCTAGAAATTTTAATGCATCGTTTAACTTAGGAGATGAAGTAAGTTTATACGCAAGGGCAAAAAACAATGTTTCACTTCAACTCTTGGTATCTGGTATTGGTGCCACCGGTGACATTGGCCACTCTATGTCGGCTACGAATGCGGCTTCACAGACTCTGCCTGGGCAAGTAGACGTTTCCTCCCTGATGCCAGAGCAGAAGGTTAGCGACTTCGTATCTTCTATATGCAAGATGTTTAACCTCGTGGTTATCCCAACGAGTTCTACGAGCTTTGATTTGTTGCCCTTGGGTGATTGGTATGCTAGCGGAGCAACAATCGACCTATCGCAATACTTCGACATCACGGAGAGCCAGGTAGAACGCCCGCAGTTGTACAAGCAAATTAATTTTAAGTACAACGAGACCGGGGCAATTTCAGGGGAAGAATACCGACTTACGAATAACGTAGGATACGGAGACCTACGTGCCGAGTTTGTATTTGACACTACGGAAGAGCTGATGGTAGAGCCGCAGTTTGACCAAATGCTTTTCAACATATTAACCGATGAAGACGGTGGTGGTTTAACAGACATCCTCGCAGGATATGCCGTAACGAGGGAACTTGAAACATATTTAGGCCAACCATTCCTATTCTTTGCCCCAGAGACCTATTTCATTGGTGATTTCCCGATTTCGTTTATTGACCAGTCTAATACAATCACAGGTCACGATGCCGTGGAAGTAGATACGCTTTGGTATTGCAACACTTCCTCCAAGCCAACCAACGGAGCAACAACCTACTCCACAAACTTCGGAGCAGACCTTGACCCGTACTTTTTGGAATCCGTAAATAACTCGTTGTACAATGCGTATTGGAAAGATTATATTGTGGACTTGTACGAC